AAATGAACTGGATAGCGGGAGGGTTACACGTTCTTTACGACTATCTAGTAAAATTTGGTATTTACGAAGCAAGTTTAGAAGACAAGAAAAGAATTTACGCTAGTAATATAAACAAATTTGCAGACAAGAATGAACTTGTAATTGCTTGCAAAGCTCAATGTTATCGTGAATTTATAGAAAATTTAGCAGATTTTAACGCACACTTAACTGAACAAGGCAAAATAGAGCCTATTGATTAATGATGAAAAACATAAAATTAAATCACAAGATAGTAAACGATAAATACACCGAGTATTTATACGAAGCGTTTGACATTCAAAATAAAGAAGAATCAAACGTAGAAATTCAAAATAACATAATTTTAAATTTTGATTGGCAAATTGGTGTTATTTATGGAGGCTCAGGAACTGGAAAATCTACATTATTAAAAAATTATGGAGATATTCAACAAGCAAATTTTAGTAACTCTAAAAGTTTAATTTCAAACTTTGATTGGTTAGAGCCTAAAGAAGCAACTTATCTTTTAAGTTCTATGGGACTTTCAAGTGTTCCTACTTGGTTAAGACCATTTAGCACCTTAAGTAATGGAGAACAATATCGAGCTTCACTTGCATACGTTGTAGGAAAAGCAAAAGAAAATGAAATTATTTTAATAGATGAATATACTAGCGTAGTAGATAGAGAAGTAGCAAAAGCAATGTCTAATGCATTACAAAAGTATATTAGAAGAACAAACAAAAAAGTAATTCTTGCAAGTTGTCACTTTGATATAATGGAGTGGTTACAACCCGATTGGGTTTATTCACCAAATAAAGGGCGGGTCGAAAGACCTGACTATCTTCGGCAACGGCCCTCAATTGAATTGGAGATATTTCGATGTAGATATGAAACTTGGAAAGTATTCAAACAACATCATTATTTAAGCCAAGAGTTAAATGCAGCTGCAAAATGTTTTTGTTTTACTTGGAATGATAAACCGGTTGGATTTATAGCAATATTGCCAATGCCAAGCGGTACTTTAAAAGATGCTTTTCGTGTTAGTAGATTAGTAATATTACCTGATTATCAAGGTCTTTCAATTGGTATTAAAATTTTAAACATATTTGGAGCAATGTATAAATCAATTGGTAAAAGTTTATACATAAAAACATCAAATCCATCTTTGTTTAATGGAATGAAAAATAGTACAAATAATTGGAAACTTGTTATGGAGAATAATAATATAGAAGCTATTAAAAAAGAAAACCAAAATTATTTATCTAAAGGAAGCACAAGCCAATTACGTAAAGAAAGTATTACAAAATCTTATAAATACATTGGAGAAGAAAGTAAAATTGATTTATCTATTTTAACTTTTAGTGCAGACGTTTTTAAAGATATTGCTCAAAATCAAATCTCATTATTCTAATGATAACAATACTCGGACAAGTACCTAGCAAATCAAACGGCTATAAGATTGGAAATAATAGGCTTTACAAATCTAAAGAGCTTACAGAATATGAAAAGCGTTTTACTTGGTTACTGGCTTTGGCAAAAGGAAAACCAAATGAGCCAATTAAAGAAAAGTTTAGTATTGAGATACACGTTTACTTTCAGTCTAACAGAAGCGATTTAGATAACGCTGCAAAGATTATACTAGATTGCCTACAAACCAGTGGAGTAATAGAAAACGATAGACTTTGCCATAGGCTGCTAATGTATAAATTCATAGATAAGGATAATCCTAGAATTGACTTTGAGATAAAAGCAATATGAACTTTAACAACGATTTTAAGTTTGATTTAGAGTTCGGTCAATTAGATGGCGAGACTTGGTTTCACGAATTAGTAACTAATAAAAAAGTAGAGGTTAAAAGCGATAGAAGAACCGCAGAAACTGGAAACGTTTATATTGAGTACTGGTCACGAGGTAAGCCTAGCGGAATATCAACAAGCCAAGCAGACTATTATGTTTACAAGGTAGCCGAAGACACCGCAATTTTAATATCTACCGCTCAGATGAAAAGAAAGCTAAAACAATTAGTTGAAGATGGCAAGGCTAGAATGAATGTAAAAGGAGGTGATAATAATACAAGCTTAGGGATTTTATGTAAACTAAATGATTTAATATGCTAACAACAAACCAAACAAGAGCCATTGAATGGATAGAGGCTCAATTGCTTAAGCCTAACGATAGATTTATCTTAAAGGCGGGGATTCATATCAACGACTTACATTCGTGTCTTAAAACGCAAAAGGAACGAATCATATTTGGGATAGACCCGCTAAGAAAGTTAGCATTTTTACGAGTAAGAGAAATTAAAGATTATCTAAACAAACAATACAAATGAAAAAGACATTAAGCTTTACAAATTTTTTATGGTATTTACGTGTAACGGGAAAGGCTATTTTTAAAAAACTAAAAAAAGCTAAGAAATGACACAAGAAGACAAAGACAAGGCACTTACTTATTTTACTATGTGCCAAGCAATGATTCATATAATCGAAGATGATTGGCGAGGCAACCCAGCTAATAAACAAAGGGTTAAGTCTATCACAAACCAACAACTTGTAGAGCTAGAAAAGGTAGTTGAGATTCTTTTACCTAAAGGCGAACATAGCGAAGAAGGAATGAGAACAACCGAGCAGTTTATAGATGCAGCGGAGGCAATGATATACTTTTACAAGATTGGTATACAAATGGCTAGACTAGATGACACTAAGCGAGAGACTTTGAATAACCAGTTAAACATTTTGCTAAAATCTTATAAAATAAATGATTAGAAATTTTGTTTAATCGATTTTTTTCATTAAACTTTGCAAAACATAAACGATATGAACTACGTAGAACCTCACGAAAAACTTAGTTTAGTAAATCATCCTGAACATTATCAAGGCAAAGGCTTAGAAGTTATAGATATTATCGAAGCATTCGACTTAAACTTTTCTTTAGGAAACGCAATAAAGTATATTTTAAGAGCTGATAAGAAAGGCAATAAAAAGCAAGACTTAGAAAAGGCTAGATGGTACATTGTTAATGAGTTAACAAAATCTAAATAATGAAGCCAGACGAAAGAGCCTCTTCTTTAATGAATAATGCTTATTACTTTACAGGTAATAAGATGCTTGCAAGAGAGCTTTGTTTATTTATGTGCGGAATGTTTGGCGAGTATTGCCAAAGAATTGACGATAAGATTTACTGGAAGCTAGTCGCTGAAAATATTTACCTTCTTTAATGAATCATATCTACTCTCGACACAAACATTGGGTCGCAATGGTTAAGAAGTTTGGCGAGGTTAACTACGCTGAAGATGTAGTTCAAGAAGCATACATAAAAGTTTATGGAAAAGATATTAACGAAGCTTATTTTTACTATACGCTTAGAAGCCTTACGATGGACTTACATTCTAAGAAGGTGGTTAAGGTCGAGGTAACACAAGACATTGAGTATAGCTTACGAGAGGATGAAAGCAATGAACTAGCAGAAGAATTAGCCCAGCCTTACATAGAATTTATTGATACTTGGGACTGGTATGATAAGAAACTATTTATGCTTTGGGTAAACAATCGAATATCAATTAGGAAACTTTCACGAGAAACGAACATAGGATTTATGAGCGTTTACAATACAATTAAAAAGTGTAAACTAAAATTAAAGGAATGGCAAGAAAACCAAACAAACAAGCAATTAGTGTAGAGCCTAAAGAGGTAGCTACATTTGCAAACGCTCAAGGGCTAGGGGATACCATTGAGGCTATCACAACCGCAACGGGAATTAAAGCGGGAATTACTTTATTATCTAAAGCCTTAGATTGGGATTGTGGATGTGACGAACGCAAAGAAGCATTAAACAAACTTTGGTCTTATCGTAAACCGCAATGTTTACAAGTAGAGGACTTTGAGTACTTACAAGACTTCTTTGCTAAACCACAAAACGAAATACCTCCTAAAACGCAATGGGATTTAACGGATATTTACTTTAGAATCTTTGGAATTCGTTTAGAATCTTCAAGTTGCTCTTCTTGTTGGAGGGATTATATCGGACAAATTAGACAAGTTTACAACGTACACTTAGAAGAAAACAAGTAATGGATAAGTTAGATAAAAGAGGAGGCGCTAGAGAAGGAGCGGGTCGTAAGTCTAAAGCCGAAGAGCAATCTTTAGTTGAGAAGCTTACACCGTTAGAGCCTAAAGCTTTTGCGGTTCTTGCTCAAGCATTAGAAGACCATAAGGACTGGGCGGTTAAGCTATTCTTTCAATATCAATACGGTATGCCTAAGCAAGTGGTAGACCAAAATAATACGCACACGATTAACGACTTTGATATAAAGGATATTGTTAAATTCAAGTGATAGAACTAAATAGTAAATACGTTCCGCTATTTCAAAGCGATAGTAGGTACTTTGTAATTACAGGAGGGAGGGGTTCTGGCAAATCATTTGCTTTGAACTCCTTTCTTTTGCTTTTAACCTACGAAGTCGGACACGTAATACTATTTACTCGTTATACTTTAGTATCGGCTCATATCTCAATTATTCCAGAGTTTGTAGAAAAGATAGAAATGGCTGGTCTTGAATCCGACTTTTATATAACAAAGGATGAGATTATAAACACACGTACAAATTCAAAGATATTATTTAAGGGAATTAAGACATCTAGCGGAACTCAAACTGCAAACTTAAAGTCTTTGTCTGG